CGCCCGCGACGCGTCCCCTCGTCGACGTAGCCGTGGTGCACGATGGAGATGTCTCCCGCGGAGTGCGTGTGCGGGATGGCCTTGCCGATCTCGGTCTCCGGGTGTTCGTGCACTACGCCCCAGAACCGAGCGCCAGAATCCCGCCGGAATAGCCGCGTCGGATAGTCCGTCGCGATGCAGGATGCCGGATTCTGCGACATGTGGTTCTGCGCGATGGCGTACCCGTCGAAGGCGCCGGGACGCAGGAGCCGAATGATGTTGTTGGCGCCGACGACCTCCTCGTCGGCATCCATCCAGAAGATCCAGTCGCCGCAGGAACGCTCGATCGTCGCGTTGCGCGCGGCGTCGAACCCGATCTCGAGCGGCGACTCCGCAGGGAAAACAGTGAACGCGACGTTCGGGAAATCAGCCTCTACCTCCGCGATACGCTCTCGCGTCCGGTCGTCGGTCTTCTCGTCGAGCGCGATCACGACTTCGTCCACCCAGTCGACCACCGAGCGCAGTGCGCGACTGATTGATTCCTGCGCGTTCTTCACGATCATGCACAGCGAGACGGTATCGCGTGGCGCCATCGTCGAGAACTTGCGGACATAGTCGATGTCGTGCAACGCGGCGTCCTTCGACTTCGTCGCGCGAAGGACCCACGACCCGTGGGCCTGCCCCGCGGGATCTGCGCCAGCTGGCGCCTGATAGATCTTGGTCTCGAACTCCTGAAAGATGTCGAGCAGGTCCTGACGCTCGAAGTGGTGCAGGTGCTCGCGACCCTTGTGCCACCAGTGGCGGCCAGACCATTCCCACCGACCCGTGGGAGTCGTCGTGATGAGGTCGCCGCCGACCTTCAACGCACCGAGCAGTCTGTTGACGGCGCCCTTCCAGTCCCAGATGTGCTCGATCACTTCGGGCGCGATCACGACGTCGAAAGGTTCAAGCGCCGCGAGACTGTCGAGCGACCCTTGAACGAAAGTGACGTTGGTGAGCTTGCGCTCGGCCGCGTGCTTGTTGCCGAGGGCGACAGACCGCTCCATGAAGTCCATTCCGATGAACTCGACCTTCGGGAGCTGCTCCGCAAGGGCCATCGTGATGTGCCCGTGAGCGCAGCCAAACTCGAGCACGCGGACCGTCTCGCCCGCGTTGATCTTCTCAGCGACGGACTCCGCGAGCAAGTGCGCGATCCCACGGAAGCGGGTAGAAGTGATGACGCTCTGCTTTTCGACCTCAGGCGTCAGCCCGACCTGCTCCATACGGTCGCAGTTCATGCCCTCCCACTTGCGGTAGTGCTCGGCGGTTGCTTCGAGAGATTCCGCGAAGGCGTACATCGTCTTGCGTTCTTCAAGCGCCTTGGCCTCGATCGCGTTGGTCACGGGGAACTCTACGAGGATCGTGTTCTTGCCGAACTCGTCCAGCGCCGAGATGTCACTGTGCTCGATCAGGTGACGCGCGACACGCGCTGGCGACTGCGCTCTGCGCTCGAACACCTCCTCCACCGCGTCCTCGAACGCGTCAACCGCGTCCTCCCAGCCGCGAGACTCCGCGGCCTGCAGCTGCTTCTCGCGCGCAGCTTTGAGCAGGTCGGGGTTAGCCTCGTGGCGCATGATCTCGAACACGAAGGCGTCCTCGCTCACGCCGCCGTCCTTGAACGGGATGAGGATGGCGCCTGAGTCCTTGCAGGTCTCGGGCAGCGCGGCGTGCTCCGACGACAGGAACGGCAGCCCCGCGGCCATCGCCTCCATGGCCGTGATGCACGACACCTCCTCGAACTCCGTCGGGTAGACGAGCATGTCGCAGGCGCGCTGCACTTCAGCGAGTTCCGACTTGCTCAGAGCCCCAAGGTTCGTGACGTTCGGCAGCAGCGACGCCATCGCCTCCAGTTCGCGGTAGAAGTCCGCCATGTGGCCGACGGTGTTGCTGTAGGCGCAGTAATACAAGTGGAAGCGGTCGCCGTACTCGCGCAGGCGGTCCATGATGCCGCCCGGACGCAGCATGTGAATCAGGCCACGCTCCGGGCGAGACTGGTACAGCAGATTGAACTTCCCCGCTGGGAGAAGTCGCTTACTCTGTGAGAGGTACATGTCCAGATCCACGCCATTCGGCACCACCCGCAGCGTGCGATCGTGGATGCCGTAGACTGACTTCATCTGTTCCACGTGGAACTGCGAGACGCCCGTAACGAGGTCGACGCGGCCCAAGCCCGCATTGACCATGCCGGCCGAGCGATGCAGCGCCAGGTCATGCATCTGCAGCACGTTGACTTTGGATGCGTAGTCCTTGTGGAAGCCCATTGGGTGGCGCTGGATTACGAGGACGTCGTGCGGCGTGTCGCACGCGTACATCGCGAAATTCTTGCCGAGAGGGTTGCGCTGGTCGGCTTCGCCGGCCCAGACGTAGGTGACGCCGTCGAATTCGCCCTGCTCCTGAGAGGAGGTGAACATGACGACGCGGTGCCCGCGCGAGGCGAGTTCCTTGCCGAGGTAGTACGCCGCGGTCTCGGAACCGCCGAGCGACTTGTGCTTGAGGGTCTCGCCGTTGAACGGCATGCCCATGGAGTGGATGACGTATTCCATGCTACGCCACCTTGGGCTGCGACGCCCTGTTGTAGTTCGCTTCTTTCACTATAGCCTCCTGATTTGAAAAAGGCCGGGGAGGGTTAGTCCCCGGCAGTCTGCACTAGCCCCAGAGGAACTCGATCAGCCCAGACCCGCGGCGCCCGAGGCGACGTTGGTCAGCAGGCCGAGGGCGAACGGCGCGCCCGTAATGCGCTCGTCCTGGTAGTAGCCCGCTTCGATGATCTCGGTGTGATGGATCGAGTCGTACGGGTGCCGGAACACCGTGAGCGGCGCAGGCAGCTCGGGTGCGCTCCAGCGGAACGAGTACATCCACGACGGATCGTCGATCGACGGACGGGTCGGCGCGTAGTACGCGATCATCCAGTCCGCGAGCGCGTTGGTCATCGACAGCGCGGATTCATTCACCTGCGCCTCGTTCGTCGTGATCCACTGCGCGTCCGCGACGATGAACCGCTCGACCTCGAACAGGTCCGCGACCGCCTGCCGCACCACAGGGCCACCCCCGTTGTTCACGCCCTTCAGCAGGTTGCGCAGGTGGTAGTTGCGCTTCATGCGGCCCCACGCACGCCACCCGATCAGCACGCTGTTGGCGCGGTAGTTGGTCGAGGACTTGGCGTACTCGGCCATCTGCTCGAACGCAGCATACGGATCGCCCGCGTTCTGGCCGCCGGTACCGCCCGTGGTGAGCCACGCGCTGTTCGTGACGAACAGAGAGCCGACCGACGCGGTGTTCGAAACCAGCGTCAGCACGCGCTTCTCCCAGTCGAGCGACAGCTGGTCGATCAGGAACCGCGACTTGCCCGCGGCGCTCATCGCCCTGTACGCATCGTCCAGGTTCGCCATGTCTTCGACGGTGTTGTCGATGGCGAGGGCGTAGTTCTCGGCCTGGTAGAACGAGCTGCCGACGGAGCGCGTGACGCGCTTCGCGGCAACGCCGGGAGCGCGCTTCGTATCCGGGACGGACAGCGCTTCCGACTGCTTGTACACGGGGTACGTGTCGCGCTGCTTCATCACCGGCACGATCGGCGCGATCTGGTCGGCGATCATGCCCTGCGGGCGGTAGTTGATTGCGAGATTCGTGAGGTGCTTGTCGACGTGCAGCTCACGAGGTCCAGTTGAGTATCCCATCTTGTGTCATGTCTCCGTGAGTTGCTTACGCCAGCACGATGCCGGCGCCGAGGGTTTCGATCCCGACCTCAACGAGGTCGCCCGAGCTCGCGGTCGCGAGGAATCGGCCCACGACCACAGCGCCCGAGGTCGCGTTGGTCAGCCAGCCCGAGTTCGCGACGGCAGCCGGCCAGCCGACGGAAGTGACCGCCGCGCCGACGTAGGCCTTGTTGATGCCCGAAAAGATCACCTGATGGTTGTAGCCCGAACCGACGTTGCTGACGTTCAGCCCCGCGACGGCACGGCCCGAGGCCGCCTGCGCGATCGTGCCCGCAAAGGTCACGAACTTGTTCTTCGCGCCCGAGAGATCTTCGGTTGCCTTGATGGGGTAACCGAGGGAAGTTTCCTGGTGAGTCGTCATCTGTTGTCATTGCCTCCTGGTTACGCCACCGACGCGTCGAACGGCGCGTTGGCATTGTCGAGATACTGTCGGTGCAGCTTCGGGTCCGACTTCAGGACGCGCTCGGTCGCGGCGACCATGTCGTCGTAGTCGTTGATCTTGCCGCCGAGACGCACGCATTCCTTCTGCGCGCGGAACGTCACGATGTCGGCCACGGGCTTGCCCGTCAGCTTCGACTCGTCGTCCTCGCCGCGATTGGCTGCGAAGCTCGCACGGCTGCCGGCCGGCTTCTCACGAAAGTCCGAACGGGTCTCGGACTTGATCTCCTCCTTCACGGCGTCGATCGAGTACCAGCTCATCGCCGTCTCGTCCGACGTGAAGTACCGGGAGTTGACGATCTTGTCCTTCACGCGCGGCAGGATTCGCCCCTCCTCGATCGCCTTGTCGAGCAGGCTGACGACTTCCGCGCGGTGGCGAGTCAGCTTCTCGCTGAAACGAGCCTTCTGCTCGTCCGCGAGCGCCTTCTCGGCCTTCTCCGCGCGCTCCCGCAGCGCCTTGATTTCTTCATCGGTCATGGTGTTTCTGTCTCCAGAATGGTTGGTGAACTTGCTTTCCGACGTGAACGCCGCCACGCCCTCGAACCGGATACCCGGTATCTCGCGCGTCATGGTCAGCGTCTGCAAATCCCTCAGCCCTTTGACCGCCGGAATGTCGGCGCCGAGGAGAGCCACTGCGTCCAGCACCCAGGGGTAACGGTCCCCCTCTCGGCTGGTGTCTTTCAGGAGCTCGATGGAAACCTGCTTGTAGAGGCCAGCCTTGACGGCGTCGAACACGACCGTCGGCATGCCTACGAAATCCGCGAACAGCTTCTTGCCGTCGCGCCAGAGCCGCTGCACCCAGCCGAGCGCAGGCTGGCCGTCGGTGAAGGGCTGCTCGTTGTTGTGGCCGAACTTGAGCGGCACTCGGCCCGCGGCATTCAGCTGGTCGAACGCCTTGACGATGCCGTCGAGGTCGTCCTCGTTGAATGTGAGGCCATTGTGCGTTCCCGCGGCGAAGACCTCTGCGCCTGTGATGGACTTGCTCATCCTGCTTGGTCCTTCATGGTGAGTGCGTCGGTCGCGCGGATGCGACGGACGTTGGTGTTGGGCGCGAGAATCATCGCCGCCACGATCGTCGCGACGTACGCGAGCGGGACCTGCGTGTTGACCGGCCAGTCGCGGAACTGCTCAAGCAGCGACTCGGCCTGCGCGTCGATGTCGTTGCGCAGCGAGGCGTCCGCGTCAGCGGCATCGACCAGTTCGCGCATCTTGGTCAGGAAGGAGACGGTCACAGTTTAGCCTCCGCGCGAGCAAGGCTCTTGTGGGCGTCATCGAGCATGTGATTCGGAACAACGCCGGGGAACTCCAATGCGATCGCGATGACCAGGCGCGAACCCTGCGGGCCGCCCTGCCCTTCGCCCCAGCACACTTCAGCCATCTCAACGATGGCGCGCGCATCGGCCTCGTTGATGTTCACTTGAACCCCTCCTGCGGCTGCAGCACTGGATCAGGAGACTCTGTTCCGTCCCAACCATCCAGCGTCGTCACAGCAAAAACAACAGAACGACAGTTGTAGTGGTTGGGCGGGCGATAGTTCTGCCACACCTTGGACCCGACGGCGTGTATGTGCCCGTCCAGTTCGCGGCATATGGGCGTGGTACGGTCGTCGAGAATCGCCGAGTACTGCAGTGCGACGACGAAGTCCGAAACGGCCGGGTCCGAGAACTCTGCATAGCGGGCCTCGTTCAGCGCCTCGAACGTGTTGGTACGAACCAGCGTGTTCAGGTACGCCGCGACGTTCGGCGTCCCTGCCGCGTTGCGCAGCGCCTCGGTCACGAGTTCGATCACTTGCTCGCGAGTCTCGTTCGCCTTTACGGCGTCGTAGGTCATAAACCCGCGCTCGATCAGGCGGGTGAAGATCACCGACGCGGCCTGCTCAGGGCGCAGACCCGTTTTCACCGCCTGCAGCAACTCCTGCCGGATGATGGCTTTCATGCCGTCCGTGAAGTTCCCTGCCATGCGGAAAGCGTTCGACTCGAACCAGTCTGCCGCGTTCTCACGCAGCGCCGCAAAGTGTGCTTGTCGGTCAGACTTCGAGAACGTGGCCTTACGCGCCTTGGCCGTCTCTGTCATCGCCTGGTTCAACCCGAGCGCCCAAGCGCGCGAAAGACCGTCTTTGAAGCCGGCCTTAATCTTGCCGATGCCTGCGTCGTCGATTCGCACCTGCCCGATGCTGTCCACGTCGGGACCGAGTAGCGCCGTGAGCCGTTCATCCGTCAACTGCTGTGAGACTGTCTTCGCGGCGATGTTCGCCACGCGGTCGGCAATTTCCTCCTCGATGCCTAACGCGCGCTGCGCGATCACGGCGAAGTCGACGCGCTGGAGGGCGAGGTCGGCGGAGAATTTCTTCTTGTCCTTGTGGTTCTTGTCGTCTTCCTCGTCGGCCTTGGACTTGTCCGCCTTCGATTTGTCCGCAGAGAACGCCTCGGCGTCGACCTCTGCATCAGTGATCTCGCGCAGCTTCGCCTCGACTTCCGGCGACATTTCGCGCCCTGAATCGGCGAGCAGTTTCTTGAGCGCGTCGACGGGGTGAATCTGCGTGAACGCAGCCCCACCAGCAGGCTCCTTCGCCTTCAGCGCCAGCGCCGCTGTCTTGTTCGGGTCCTCCTGGATCGGCACCAGATCCTGCTTCACCTTCGCCAGCGCGTCCTGCGACTCATCACGCGGCGCCAGATCCAGCAACTGCCGCAGGTGCGCCTCGTCCTTCGGAGTGAGGATCAGCCCGCCAGCGCCAGACAGCGCGACGACGGAGTCCACAACCCACTTGACGTGATCCGCGGACGCCTTCTTGAACCGGAAGCGCGGGAACTCGCCGTCGTCCCAGTTCTGCAGCGCGAGCACCTTGAACAACTGGTCGTTCAGGCACTGCTCGAGCCGCTGCGTGTCGGTCGCAAGCGTCATGAAGTAAGTCTCAAGCTGAGTCTGGCTCTGCGAGTACGACCCCGTCTGCCCGGCCTGCGACATGCCGAGCAGGTTAGGCACCAGCAGCGCTTTGGCGATCTCCAGGTCGTGAACCGTCAGCGCCTTCTCGTACACGTCCGTCGCGCCCGGCGTGTGCATTTCGGCCGTCACGCCATTCGGCAGGATCACGCCCATGGTCGAGCGCATGTTCTTCAGCACGTTTTCAAGCGCAGTGTAGTCCGGCGAGTTCGGCGATATGCCAGACGATCCAAGCTCGATCGACAGGAATCCGCCCGCCATGCGCTCTTTGTAGGCAGCCCACAGCTTGATGTCCATGTCCTTCATGAACCACGGGCGATACGCCGCGCGCAGTTCGCTCTCGCCATAGAACGGGTCCACGTCCGGGTTCTGCACGTAGTGCACGAACTTCATCGGGTCGAGTTCGATCTCGCGCCCGTTCACGGACTGCGTGAGCCGCGTCAGGTTCCCGTAGTCGTCGGTGTAGAACTTGAACGACTCGCAGTCGCGCGTCAGCAGTTCGGCAAGGCCCACGTATGGCGAACCGTCGACCTTGATGATCTGCGTCACGATCTCGGACACCGAGAACCCATACGCCATGCCGGTCATGACACCGACCACAGCGTCCGCAAAAGATCCGGTCATGCGTTCGACGGTTTCGCACATCACGCGTGTGCGTTTCTTCTGCTCGTCGGCGGACAGTTCTGTCTCGCCGAACACAAACTCGAAGCCGCGACCGATGATGCTGTCGCGACGGAATTTCACCACTGCCTTGACCTGCGGGTCCTGCAGCATGCGCTTGTAGATACCGAGGCCGCCCTTGCTCGCAGCCAGCGCGTCCGGGTTGTACCGCTCGGCTCGAGGCCCGAAAAACATCGACGCGGCACCGTCCAGCGACACCACTTGCAGCGGAGGCGGGGCCTTGGGGATTTTGCCTTCCAGTGATGTGACCTTGCCGGCCATGTGCTAGAAGCTCTCCATCAGCGTGGACTGAATCGCCTTGAACTCCCCAGAACCACCTGACGGCAGGATCATGTTCGGGAACAGTTCAGCCAGCGCCCAGATCAGAGCGTCGGCGCGGTTCGGGGAACCTTCGCCCGTGTACCCGTTCGTCGTCAGCGCACACAGTTCGTCCTCAAGCTTCGCCATGATGCCGACGTGCCGTACCTTGCCCTGTTCGTATAACGCACTGAACGGCTCTGCACGCACTGCCTTGCCGCGAGTCGCAGTAACGGGCTTGAACGGCACGGACGGACGCGCGGTGTGTATCGTCGCGCGCACCATATCGCCGCCGTAGTTCACTTCGCCGACAATCAGGTTCGCCTGGTGGCGGTCGTAGCAACCGACGACCATCTTTCCCCATGTTCCAGGCCCTGCCTTCAGGCTCGCATCCTCGAGCACGTACGCGATGCCATCTGAACCCATGGCCGCGACCACGATGCCAATCTCGTCGTTGTCCGCGTTGTCGACGTCACCGGACCCGGAAGGGTCAACGCCAACCACGACGCGCGTGAGGTGAAACCACGGCTTGTCGACTCGCCATCGGTCGATGTGTGCCTCGTCGAACAGCGCATTCGGCGTCGCATCGGAGAACTCGCCCTGCTCAAACCTGCGACGCATGCGGCCAGACAGGCCGGCGAGCGTGGCGAAGTATTCCGAGCTGATGTTCCCCTCGTTGTCCTTGGGGTTGATCTGGAAGCTGACGTAGTTGTCCGGGTCTGAGACTGGCTGACCCTTGTCGTCGGGCTTCATCTTCTGCTTGAACAGCTTGAACGTCCAATGCGCCTTCGACGGCGGGTTGCAGTCGTAGTACGCGCGCAGCTTCAGCGGAACTGATGGCGCGCCGTCGATCTCCTGCATGACGTGCTGCGCCAGGCGGGTGATCGCCATCTCACGCGCTGAGAAACTGATCTGGCTGCACTCGTTGAAGTAAACCGTCGCGTACTCTGCGCCGAGGATTTTCTCGGTGCGCTCTTTGTCGTCCAGGCCGCCGAACAAGATCTCGCTCCCGTTCGGCAGCGTCACGAACCAGTCGGTGCGCGACATGTCGTAGTCGATGCCCGGAAACGCCTTGCGCATCACGTCGGGGAACGTCCCCATCGCGATATGCGTCTTGCACTGGTTGAACCGGAATCGAAGGATCAGGTGCTTGCTGTGCGGCGCCTTCAGCGCACGTAGCACCACGTTGCGAACCAGCAGGAACGTCTTTCCGCTACGGCTGCCGCCGAACAGCATGCAGTGCGTTGCGAAACCTGAGAGGACGCGCTGTGCCGCCTGCTGCTTGGGCGTGAGAGTGAACTGCGCATGCTCCGCAGATGGCATGGCGACCGCGTTCACAGATCAGCATCCTGCGGACTGGCCGTGATGACAACACTGATAGGCTTTCCGCCCTGCCCTGTGATCTCGACTGCCTTCAAATCCGGCTGCGTCTTGGACAGGTACAGCTTCGCGGCTGCGATCTGTCCCTTGCTGCCAGGCGGGAGCGTGAGAGCGGCGTACTCAACCCGCTGAAGCACCGTCATCGGACGGTTGCTCGAAATCAATTCGGCGAGGCTGACGGTCGGGATCTGAGTCCCGGTAGGTGGATCGAGTGTGCCGTTATCACAGCCGGCAGTGGCTGCTTCAGTCAATCGACACTGGTGCCTCGAGGTTGACGCATGGCGGGCATTGTGTTCGGGTTTGGCGTATCACGCAAGGGGTCCGTTTTCAAGGGGGCGGTGAGCGGATCGTCCCATGCGGGGTTGCCCCATGCCAGGCCGTCGTCTGTGACCACGCGCAGGAGGCGAACGCCGTCGCCGAAAATCGTCCGCGTCCGGCGGGCGAATTCGAGGATGTCTGGCGGTACCTGTCCCAACGGGGGTCCAGAGGTTGGGACGCGCGAAGTGGCTTGTTTCATAGGCTCTTCCCAACCTGTCTATACCTGTCCGTACCTTTTACAAACATATTGCACGTCTGAGGAGGGGTTTTGAAAATGGGGTTTTTGTCGGGACGTCCGGACGTCGTTGGGACAGAAACGGCCATGTCCCAACCTGTCCCAACCTGTCCTATTGGTTTAAAAGCTCTTTGTGTATGCCCATTGCCTGACTCCGTCAATTGTTGGGCGAAATCTTCGCCATCCGAGGGCAATCAGGCACGAAGCGACGCGCATTTGTGAGTGCCTGTCCCAACGTCCTTCTGGCAGTCCGAGGGCGTCGGAAAGTACGTCCGCCATGCGCAGAATTTCGAGGGGCTTTTCTCTCGGGAACCAGATAACGCCAGCTTGCCAGTCGCGGCGGTCGGGGGACTCGCGGATGTAGCGTTCGATCACGGTTTCCCACTCGTCGCGTATGCGGCGGGACTCCTGCTGCTCTGCGGCTTGATCGACCGGAACGTCCCACCATGACTCCCCGCGGTCGTAGCGGGCCTTGGCCTCGGCGAAGAGCTGGTCGCGGACCTCTGTCAGGTAGTCGGTGTCGATCGTTCCGCAGGTGATTGGCAGGAAACGCCGGCCGCCCGTCTGGTCTGGGTTCCACTCGCTGCGGTTGGCGGTGCCGGCGAGCACGGACTGGCGGGGGTAGTCCATGGTCGTGGCGCCGTAGGGGACGCGGTAGGTGTCGACGCGGATGGTGATCAGGGCGGTGAGGTCGTTGAGGCTGCCGCGGGTACCACCGACGCGGTCGATTTCGGGGATCTCGACCAGCCACTTGCCCTGCATGGATAGGAGGAAGTCCTTCCGGTTGCGGACGGGGTCCTCGGTCGACTCGAGGAACCACTGGCCGCCCAGAATGGACAGCGCGGAGGACTTACGGGCGCCTTGGACGCCCTCGAACACGGGCACGAGGTCGTGCTTGCAGCCGGGCTGGTACACGCGGGCGATCATGGCCACAAGCCAGCAACGGCCGACGGCGGCGGCGTAGTCGTCATCCGCGGCGCCGAAGGCGTTGTGCATGAGGCTGGGCAGGCGCTCGACGCCGTCCCACTTGAGGCCGTTCAGGTAGGTTTTCAGGGGGTGACGCTTGTTGCGCTCGCCGACCAGCACCGCCGCGCGCTCGACGGCCGC